ATGAGTGTAAAATTAGGCAACGACTATCGGCTGTGGATCGAAAGTGCCACGCCGGGAACCTACAATCTCATCGCCGGTCAGCAGGACTTGTCGGTCAACCGCAACGGTCAGACGATCGACATTTCCTCGAAGAACGACTTTCCCTATGCCGCGCAAGCGGCCGGCGCGCGGACGCTGAACATCTCCCTGTCCGGCGTTGCCGACCTTCCCGACGCCAACGGCTACACTCGTCTGGAGACGCAGGCCAACCTCACGGTTGCCACGCCGTTCAACGTCCAGGTCCGCAAGGGCGGTTCGTCCGGCTCGGGTTCGGACGTGGTGTTCCAGGGCTCGATGTACGCCACCGACTTTAACCAGTCGATGGGCCGCAATGATGCCGTGAAATACAGCGTCACGCTGGTCGCCTCGGCGGCGCCGACCACGGATGTTCTCGCCTAATGAAGCTCGGCAAGCTCACGCTGGAGACGGCCGCTCCCGATGCGGAACGGCTGCTCTCCAGCACCGGCTTATCGATCGCGGAAATGCGCTCGATGCTGTCGGGGTCGCTCGCCGCGCACCTTCTGGCGCGGGCGATCAATGCGTGTCTCGAAGAGGCGAGGGAAATCGCGTCTCTTGCCGAAGCCATCGCCGAGCATGGCATCGAGGCTGCTCGCGAAGAGGTTCTGAAGCTTTACCAGAAGGAGCCCAAGCGTGGCGGAAAAGCCTGAAGAGGTTGACCTTCTCGGTCAGCTTACGGTCGATCTAGACGCAGAATACACGCTTCGCCCATCCCGGCAGGCTATCTCGAACATCGAAAAGGCGCTCGGCAAAGCGCTCCCGCAACTGACTGTGCAATGCGGCTCACTTGCGCTTTCGGTGGAGGAATTGGGCATCTGCATTGCCGAGCTGATGAAGGCTTATGCCGTATTCGATCCAAATGCGGGAACGGTTTACAAGGCGCCCAATCCGGAAAAGATTGCCGATCTCATCTATGAGCACGGGCCGGTCGATGCCGCCCGCAGGCTTGCGATCATCTTCACTGGCGCTCTGACGGGTGGATACACCGCAGCGGGGGAACCGAAGGCGGCGGGGATGACGACGGAGCCGACCCTGACCGCCGCCTGATCGGCTTCGTCCAGGCCGCTTTAGGCTGGACCTCGCGCCAGTTCATGGACGCGACCAATCACGAAATTTTCGCCGCCTATGAAGCGTGGCGAGACATGAACTGTCCGAAGGAGGGATGATGGCAACTGATCGCGCCGTTTCCCAGCTTGTCCTTCAGGTTGACGCCAATATTGCCGTTGCCCAGCGCTCGCTTCAGGAGCTTGCCAGGACCGTCAATCAGACGACCGGGCAGATGAACAATGCGCTGGGATCTACGGCCAGCGCCCACACGCGGCTGAGCGGCGCGTTCAACCAATCGCGCCTGGCCCAGATGGAATTGTCGCACGTCATGACGGCGAGCGTCGATGCTTATGCTGCTGGCGCTTCGCCGCTCCGCATCCTCTCCCTTGAAATGGGCCGCGTTGCCCAGGCCGCGTCCTTCATGGGCGGTGGCAACGGAATTATGGGCAAAGTCGGCGCGTTCATGTCGGGGCCGTGGGGCATCGCGGTTCTTCTTGCCACTGCCGTGCTGGGCCAGCTCATTACGAAACTGGCTGCGGGCAGTGAATCAGTCGCCGATCTCGTGCAGAAGATGCGCGAGCATGCGAAAGAGGCGGCCAAGAGCAAGCTTGCCGATGAGGCATGGTCGCACTCGATCGACGGTCTGATTGAGCGCAACGAAAAGCTCATCGACACGCTGAAGCAGCGCCTCAAGACGCAGGAGGATGTCAGCCTTCAGGAATTGCAGGCCGCCCACCGCGACGAAGCCACGGCACAAAAAGCCGTCACTGACGCTCAGAACAAGCTGCGCAATCTCCTGGCGCAGCAGGCGGCGAGCCAGCGCAGCGTGGGTATTGGGCAGGGCGGATCGCCAACCGGCTCTTCCTCGGTTATCGATGCACAGATAGCCAGGGCAAGAGAGGAGCTTGCCACCGCGCAGCAAGCGCTTGGCACGGCCCGTGCCGCGATTACGCAGAGCACCATCGCCGTGGGCGAGGAGCAGGGCAAGGCGCTCGCCGACATGAGCGCGGCAGTCGATCTGTGGGCCAAGCGCTACCAATCGGCCCTTCACGGGATCGAACAGGCCAACAGGGGGGCTTTGGCGGGACAGACGGAGACCCTGACCAACGCCTTCGAGTCGGTTCGCAAGGCGATGGGCGATGCGGCTAGTGCCGGGGCTGGAAACGCATTCTACAGCGCCCGCAATCAGGCCAAGGACCTCGGCGTCCAATTGGAGCAGGGCAAGATCACGGTCGCCAAATATGCAACCGAAATGCAGAAACTGGCTTCTTCTCTTGAGGCCGCTGCCAAGGCTGCTCGTGATGCGAAGAAGGAAACCGGCTCGGGCGAGTTCGGGAAGCAGATCAGCTTTGCCGACGCGGCCAACATCGCGAAGGGTGCAGGCCTAACCGTCACCAGCGCCTATCGCAGCACTGCACATCAGCGCGACCTCTACAATGATCCCAGCGTCAACCGCCCCGGCAACCCGGTTGCGAGACCGGGCACCTCTGCTCACGAGGGCGTCAATGGCAAGTGGGCGCTAGATATCGCGTTCGCTCCCGGCCTCACGCCGGAGAAGATCAAGAAAATCTATGGGGATCAGGGCGTAAGCCTTTCCGCCCTCTACAAGGAGAAGGGCCACTTCCACATTGAGGGGAGCCGGTCACAGGCCGCCGCAGCGGAAAATGCCCAGGCTCGGGCCGAGCAAAAAGCCAAGGTGGACGATGACACGTTCGCCCGCGAGAGCGCCCAACTAGACGCTGAAATCCTCCAGACGAAGAAAGAACTTGCTGCTGGCTATGACACGCAAGCCGCCCTCGCAACGCAGGAAATAGAGGCGCAGAAGGAAGCGCAGCTGGCTTCGATCCAGAAGCAGCTTGATGCGAAGCAGATCAGCGAAGCCGAGGCCCAATCGCTGCGCCTTCAGGTTGAAGAGTTGGCGGCACAGCGCGAGGGTATTGTCGCTCGCCGGAAATATACCGATGACCTTGAGGCGCTGGCACGTTCGGCGCAGCAAGAGAGCGAGTTCAAGATTGCCGACCTCCGTTTCGCCGACGATATGGCAAAGACGCAGGGCGAGCACCGTTCTCTTCAGCTCCAGATCCTCGATATCCAGTATCAGCAGAAAGAGGCCGACCTAAAGCGCCTCCTTCTCACCATCCAATCGAACAAGGACTTCGCCACCTCCGTTGATCTTCAGCGGCAGGCGATGGAGGTTCAGGCCCAGCTAGCCCGCATTCCGATTGAGATGGCGCAGGATCAGACCCGCGTTCGTCAGGGAACTCTCGATCCGCTCCAGCAATATCTGAGCGGCATTCCGCATGAGGCTGCGACAATCAACGAAGCGCTGAAGGCTCTAGAGGTTCAGGGTCTCGACGGACTCGCCAATGCTCTTTCCCACATTGGGGAGGGGTGGAAGGCGATGCGCGACATTGCCCTTTCAACCATTCAGGACATCGTTTCCGCGCTCATCAAAATGCAGATCGAGAGAATGTTCTTCTCGTTGCTCGGCGGCGGTGGTGGAGGTCTCGTTGGAAGCCTTGGCCTCGGCGGCGCGGGAGCGTTGCCGGACATTGGCGGGGCTGCGATCGCGGCTGGCGCTGTGCCGGGCTTCTTTTCCGGCGGCGCTCCGTTCGCCGGTTTCGCCAGCGGCGGCTTCGTTTCAGGCGCAGGGGGTTCCACGTCGGACAGCATCCCCGCGATGCTGTCGAACGGCGAATATGTGATGAGCGCTGAGGCCGTCCGCAAGTTCGGCACTGGCTTTCTTGATGCGATGAATGAAGGCAAAATACCGCACAAGAAGCACGGTGGGTTGCTCGGCGGATTGTTCGGTGGGCTGTTCGGACTGACAGGTTTGCTCGCGACCGGAACGCTCAAACCGAAAGACTTGCTTCCGATTCTCAGTCCGGGTCTCGCTTTGGTGACGGGTCACGCGGGTATACTCAAATATCTCAGCCCCGGAGGAATGCTCGCAAGCAAGATGTTCGGGCATGAAACGGCAAGCATTCCGCAGCCGTCTAGGATTGCGCCTCCTCGGGCTGCGAACTTCAACGCTGCCGGAGGCAACGTCTTCTATATCAGCGTCACGGCGCCGAACACAGGCAACCAGCGCAGGGACAGAGCCACGGCGCTCCAGCAGGCGGGTCTGGTGCGCGAAGCGGTGGCGACGGCCAATCGCAAAGGGGCGGCATAGGTGCATATTCCCCAGCAGCTCCCTCGCAATATCGAGAACGGCGCCCGCCGCAGCCTCATGTGGGATATTGAGATCGTCACCACTGACGGCGGCAGCGAGGTCCGCAATCAGCGTTGGGCAACACCGCTCAGAACCTGGGAGATCGGCTACAACAACGGCGCCCTAACCAATGCCGACCACGCAACGGTCGAGCGGATGTTCTATCAGACGGAAGGCGGCGTGCACACCTTCAACTGGTGGGATGAGCGCGGCAACAACGGGGCCGGGGAGATGGTCAAGGTCAGGTTCGATACCGACCTTCAGTTCACCAATACGGTTGGGCCGTATCATCATCTAGACAGCTTCACGATCAAGGAAGTGCGCGAGTGAGGACGCATAGCAGCGCTCTCGCAACCCACCTTTCAGGACGCTCTCACACCCTCTGCTCAATGCTGCTGCTCGACCTCAGAGATGGCACGAGCTTCGGAATTACAGATCACGACCAACCGCTGCCTTTCGACATCGGTGACGGACTCGTGACCTATTCCGCAAGGACCGGCATTCTCACCTCCAATGTGTCGCTGTCGTGCGGGCTGGAGGCAGACAATTACGAAGTCACCGGACCATTAAGCGATCTGGTCACGAGGAAAGCGGTTCTCGGCGGTCGCTACAACCGAGCCCGAGCGAGACTATTCGAGGTCAACTGGAAAGACCTTTCGGCCGGCGCGATCAAGATCCTCGCCGGATATGTTTCGGAAGCGAGGATCGAGGGTGGGAAGTTCGTCTTTGAAATTCGCTCCGATGTCGATTTCTATAACCAGATGGTGGGCCGCGTCATCACCAACATGTGCGATGCGGACTTCGGCGACGGGATCAGGTGTCACGGAACGCCGACTTCGGTTGTCGGAACGGTCACTGCCGTAACCGATGCGATGCGGTTCACCGTGTCCTTTACAGGTTCCTATGCCGACGACTTCTTCAACAAGGGCACGGTCCAGTTCCTGACTGGCGCGATGGCCGGAACCGACAAGATCGAGATTGAGGACTGGACCTCTGCGGGGGCAATTACTCTATTCGCTCCAGCGGTCGAAAATCCGGCGATTGGGGACACGCTAACGATCAAGGAAGGCTGTGCGAAAACACGCGATGCCTGCATGGCGCACGGGCAAATCCTGAACTTCAGGGGCTATCCGGAAGTGCCTGGCCGCAAGGCGCTGATGCCTGCGATACCGGGGCAGTAGGTCAGATGCCCCAATATGCCATTTCGCCCTTAATGTAGCTGTCGCGGTTGAAGCCCTCATCCCAAGCATCCCAGAGATCAGGCTCCGTGTCAGGATCATACGGATTGAACACCGTAAGACTGTCCTCGCCGGCCAGGTGCGAGAGCGCCAAGCCTAGGCGGTAAGCCTCTTCGATCGCCGCGTCGTCAGCCACACGCTCTGGCTATCATAGAACCGGGAAAGAGTGAATGGCTCGCAAAGCGAAGGATCGCGGCGCCCGCGTGGCGGCTGCCGTTCGATCATGGGAGGGAACGCCGTTTCAAGATCACCAGCGCTGCAAGGGCGCTGGCGTCGATTGCAAGGGTCTGCTGTGGGGGGTTGCCGACGAGCTTGGCTTTCCCGAGGCTCAGAGCGAATATGCGCAGACGATCGATTACAACCTTCGCTTGAGAAACGGGATACCCTCTGCTCGGCTGAAGGAAGGTTTCGCGGCTCTGTTCGATCCCGTCACGGACGAATGGAAGCCCGGCGATATCCTGCTCTGCAAGCATGACGGGCAAGTCGGGCATATCGCGATTTTCGACGGTGAGCGGGCGTGGAACGCGCTTCCCGAATCGGGGGTGAAGTCGCGGACGCTCAGAAGTCTTTTTCACAAATACCCATTGGACAGCGTGTGGCGGTGGAGGTCTTGATTGCCGATACCTAAGATCGTCGTCACCGTTGCGCTGATGGCGGCCCAGACTGCGTTGCAGATGACGCAGAAGATCAGGGGACCGCGCCTCGACAGCCTCAAGACGACGACTGCGGAATATGGGACGCCAATCCCGAGGTTCTGGGGCAAGCGCAAGTTCGAGTGCCCGGTCATCATGGCGGCGGACCTTATCGAGACGCAGCACACGTCAAAGGGAAAGGCGGGAAAGAACACTCAGTACAAATATTTCGCCGACTTCGCGATCCTGATTTGTGACCACGAGATAGACGCTGTTACCCGAATTTGGATGGACGAAAAGCTCGTCTATCAAACCACCGATCCAGGCCCGACTTCGGTAGGAGCTGCGGCTGGCCTCACGGTCGGCGGGAACATGCGGATTTATCTGGGAACCGAAACCCAAGACCCTGATCCGATGATCGAAGCATGGTGCGACGATCGCTACGGACCCAACTCCTGCCCGGCCTACAGGGGTTCGGCGTACATCGCGTTTGAACGGCTTCCGGTAAACAATTTCGGCAATCGCATCCCAAACATCACGGTTGAGGCGGTCAACAACAAGTCCGACATTTATCCTTGGGAAGTTGACGATTCACCCAGCACTCTAGGTTCTCCGTCGCAATTCTCGCCTGATGGCACGCGGCTTTACGTGATCAGTTCTGATTTCCAGGTCTGGGACGTTCCGAACCGCACCCTTCTCGTGTATCGAGTCCTGCCGGTCGGTTCCGGCATCTCATATGTCTACGCGATTACCGATAGCGCCATTTATGGTGTCAACATCAGCGGTGACACTGGCGTTGTCCTTGGCCTCGACGGAAGTGTCATCTCGGTCGATTCTCTGGATCATGTGGGCTGGAGTGGTGCCCTGCTTGCGGGCGGCTCGATCTGGCTCATTCCGGGTTCGTTCACCGGCCAATATTACGGACAATGGGCTGGCGGTCCCGCAGTCGCCACATACGCAACCAACTTCTGGCCGACCTTCTATTTCAACAATACCGAGGGAGACGCGATAGCTCTCGGATGGTCGCCGTCAACGACCTACAACCTCTGCGTTGCTGATGTACCGGGCAATGCCACGATTATCGATACCACGGCTTACACCACATCCGGAGTCGCTTACGGTTTCGACAACGGAACCAACTATGTCGTTCGGCAGGGGGATTACCTTTTCCTGATCGACAAGACGACCCACACCATCGTTTCCGCGGTGAACGAGGGAGACCCCGCAGCCTATCCCAATTCGACCTACCCGAACATCGCGCCCGGTGCCACGGACTTCTGGGAAGGCCCGACGCATTACAATGCTCTCGATCTTTCTGTGATCGAGGATATCGACATTTCACTTTGGCCCGTGACCGGCGTTACCGAGCACACGGGGCAGACCTATTCCAGTGTTCTCGATGCCCTCGTCAGCTTCGCGAACGATCCCGCTATCATCTGGCGCTACCTTCACCGCATCGGCTCAAGTGGCGTCACGCTCAAGACCATCGTGGACGGCGTTTCCGGTTGGGCTTTCCCGACCGGCGCAACGATGCCCGACACCACTGCTTTAACTCAGGTTGTTCAGGGATACTCAGTCACCCAAGGCGCGGGAAAGGAGATGATCGGCCCGCTGCTCGACATTCACGATGTCGATTGCCGGCCACATGACTTCGGGGTCCAGTTCGTCAATCGCGGCGGCTCTCCGTCCGGAACGATCCTCACGGAAGACTTCGTGAGGGACGGTGACAACCGCTACACCGTCACCATCCAGCAGGACACTGACTTACCGAGAAAACTGACGTTCAATTACGCCGATGTGGATCACGAGCAGCAGGCGAACAACGCCATTGCTCAAAGACCATTCGATGCTGCCGACACGACACGGGAAGAGACGGTTGACCTCTCGACCTATGCCGATACCGCGGACGGCGCGCAGCAGAAGGCCGATCGGTATCTAAGGAGGGTTTGGAACAGCCGGGAGCGGATCAAGAACTCTCTGACCGCCCAGAAGCTTGCATTGGAGCCGGGAGACGTAACGACTCTCTCGTTAGACGGAGTGCTTCGCAATGCGCGTCTCGACAAATGGACAAAGGCCCAAAGCGTTCTCCAGTGCGAGTTCATCCGTGACGAGGTTTCGGTTGCGGCGGTCAATTCGGCGACGACCGGCGCGGACATGCAGGGCAATGATGTCCAGACCATCACCGTTCCGACCGAAACCAGAGGCTTCATCATCGACGCTCCGCTGATTCAGGACGCGGACAATGATGTGAACCCGATCATCTATTATGCAGCCGGGAATTACGGAACCGGAACCTGGCTTGGAGCCACTGTCAACGAGCGGGACACCGGAGGGGATTATTCTATCCTGTTCGGCTCAGTGGACACGACCAACGGTGCTACATGGGGCTTTGCGACTTCGGCGCTGGGAACCGCGAACCCGAACCTCTGGGATCGGGGGAATAGTTTTACCGCCAACGTCTATGGAACGCTGACCTCGCACACCGAGGCGGAGATCAACGCCGATCCATCGCTGAACCTGATCGCCTTGGGGACTGACGACCGTTGGGAATATATCCAGTTCGCCACGGCAACCCTCACGGGAACATCTGGTAACGCCAACCTCTACACCCTGTCAGGCTTCAAGAGAGGTCGGAGAGGAACCGAGGGCAATGTCGGAAACCATACAAACGGGGATTCGCTGGTCGTTCTCTCCAACGCTATCCCGAGCGAAATCGGGACCGATGCGGTTGGTGACAGTCTGTCGTTCAAGATCCAGTCACTAGGCCGGGACGTTGACGCGGCTCCGGCGATCGATCTCACCTATGACGGCAATACGCTGAAGCCATATGCGCCAGCTCGGTTGAAGACTTATTACGACGGCACCGACCTCCAATGCACGATCTATCGCCGCACTCGTGTTGGCGGTGCGTGGAACGGCGGATCGACCATTCCGCTTTCTGAAAATGCGGAAGACTATGAGGTTGACGTTTACAACGGGGCCACCTTGAAGCGGACGATAACGGTGAGCGGAACAAACCTGTTCACCTATACCTCGGCAATGGCGACGGCGGACGGGATCACTCTACCCGCCCTGCCAACATTCAACGTCTATCAGATGAGCGACGTTGTCGGCCGAGGCTTTGCCCTAGCAGCATAAGGAAACCGCATGACGACTACGCCTCGCGGCTCGCCCGAGCTCGCGTCCGGACAGGCCGTGCCGGAAACGACCGTCAACGAGCAGATTCGGCGCACCGAAGGAGGCGCTGGCCGATATCCGATTGCCGATCGGGTGACGGCACCACCTGGGTCGTGCGCCGATGGTGCCCAATACATCATCATTGCCACCGCCACCGGGGCGTTCGCGGCCAAGGAAAACCAGATCGCACAGGCGGTCGGGACGAATGCGGCAAACGGGTGGAATTACCGGACCCTTGGAACGCTTGACGAGGGTATTCTTGCCTACGTTCAAGATGAGGATGCGGAGTATAAATGGAGCGGCGCGGCGTGGGCCGTTTACACAGGCGCTGGATATGGGCCGGGCGGAACCGACGTAGCTCTTGCCGATGGCGGAACAGGGGCATCGCTCAGCGATCCGAACGCAGACCGCATTCTTTTTTGGGACGATTCTGCCGGACAGGTCACATGGCTTAGCCCCGGCTCGAATATCTCGATCACTGGAACGACCTTAGACGCCGCGGCGTCAGCCATAACCGCCAAAGACGAGGGCTCAACCCTCACCTCCGCCGTAACGTCACTTGATTTTACGGGCGGCGGCGTGACCGCCTCGAACGTCGGCGGCGCAGTCACAGTCAGCGTGCCGGGAAGCGGCGGCATTACCGTCAAGGACGAGGGTTCGACGCTCACATCGTCGCTTAGCTCCATGGATTTTGTCGGTGCGGGAGTCACGGCGACGAACACCGGGGGAGCCGTCACCGTGACCATTTCAGGTGGCGGTGGGGGCGGATCAATCGACACCGGCAAGACCTTGGCGCTCAGCGCCGGCATTTTCAGCGCATGAGGAACCTATGACCGCCAACACGTCTCCAATTTTCACTCTCACCCCAGACATATCGGCCAACAACGGTTCGACCGTTGGCGGCTCTATCACGGCGGCAATAGGCTCGTCCTATGACGGCACCCATGCAAACATGGTGCTTGAGCATACGGCCGGAGCCAATGGATCGTTCATAGGCCAGATTCGATGCAAGGCGCTTGGAACCAATGTCGCTACGGTGGCTCGCGTCTTTGCGAATAACGGATCGACCAACGGCACGGCTGCGAACAATACGTTCATTGAGGAAATATCCCTTCCAGCAACGACGGCAAACAACACCGCCGCTACGGCAACGATCGTCATGCCCCTTAATCTTCGGCTTCCCTCTGGCTGGAGGATTTATATCGGTCTCGGAACTGCCGTCTCGGCTGGCTGGAACTTTGTCTGCGAAGCTGGTCAATACTGATGGACGGCATGTTTTCATGGCCGAAGGCCGGGCAGAACGATGTCCAGGTATTCGGCCCGAACTCTCCGACATCCACGGGGACCGAGGACGGTTGCGCTATCTGGCGCAAGAAACCAGGCGCTTCGATGGTGGCGATATTTGCTCTCGGCGGGGGAGGCGGCGGCGGCAACGGAACAGTGGGAGCAGTATCGAACGCTGGCGGTGGCGGTGGCGGCGGCGCAGGCGGTCAGGTCTATGTAGAAATGCCCGCGTTTCTTGTGCCCGATACCCTCTTTATCAACGTGGGCTTCGGCGGCACTGCGGGCAACTCCGGAGGACGAAGCATTGTTCAGCTCGCGCCAGGCAATTATCCAGCCCAAAATGCGCTTCTTGTTGAATGCAAGGGCGGTAGTAGCGGTGGATCTGGCGCTGGCGGCGGGTCTGGTGGATCAGGCGGCGCGGTGGGAGCGATCGGCAATATGCCGATGGCCTGCGGAACCTTCGTCTCGTATGCTGGTCATGGTGCCAATTCGGCGCCGGGCCCCGGATCGCCGTCTAACACTAATTTGCCACTGACCGGGGTTCGGGCTTGCGCTGGCTGCCCTGGCGCCGGCCTCAACGGCTCGGGCGTGGCGGGTTCTGTGGGCGGCACATATGCCAATCCGGACAGCCGCGTCTTTCCATCGGTATCGGGCGGAAGCGCCGGATCGACAACCACAACTCCAGGAGGACAGGGAACCAACGGATTTCAAGTCCTGCAAGGTCAGTTCGGTTATTGGTATGGTGGGACAGGTGGAGGGTCGTCCCATGGCTCCGCGACTGGCGCAGGACTAGTCGGGGGCAACGGCGGCGATGGCGGTATTGGCAGCGGTGGCGGTGGCGGTGGCGGTGCCCTTACCGGCTCTACCCAGGGAATCGGGGGGCGTGGCGGCGACGGGATTGTTATTATTTGCCAGTGGTAG